GAAAGCCGAAGAGACGTGGAAGAAGGCCAATCCAAACCTAGGCGTTTCCGTGCGTATGGACTTCCTTAGGAGCGAATGTGCTCGAGCGGTTGAGATGCCGACGTATGAAAATGTTTTTCGCCAACTTTTTTTGAACCAATGGACGGAACAGTCAACTAGGTGGTTGAGAATGGATCACTGGCAGCAAGGCGACAAGACCTGTCCGGTTGATCTCGCTGGCCGCGAGTGCTGGGCCGGGCTGGACCTGGCCACCACGTTTGACACCACAGCCCTGGTGCTGCTCTTCCCGCTTGATGACGGCACGTTTTGGATTGAGCCGCATTTCTGGATCCCGAGCGACAACGCCCACCAGCGAGAGCGCCGCGACAAAGTGCCCTACCTGACGTGGCATCGGCAGGGGCATCTAAACATGACCGATGGCAACGTCACAGACTTCGATCAGGTGCGTTCAGACATCAACGCCATCGCCAGCAAGTACAAGGTGTGTGGCATCGGCCTGGACCCGTGGAACTCAGCGCAACTCGGCCAACAACTGCAAGGCGACGGGCTTCCCATGTCAGACTTTCGACAGGGCTACGGCTCCATGTCAGCACCGAGCAAGCAGCTGGAAAACCTTGTTGTGAGCGGGAAGGTGCTGCACGGTGGGCACCCAGTGCTGTCGTGGCAGGCTTCCAACGTGGCCATTCAGCAGGATTCCGCAGCCGGAAACATTAAGCCAAGCAAGGCCAAGAGCACAGAACGCATAGACGGCATCGTGTCGCTAGTCATGGCCATCGGGCTGTGGCAGAAGGCAACCGCAGCCACGCCGGAACAGTCCTGGGACATCGTGACTCTATGAGCGAAAACGCCGCCGCCGACTTCAAAATGTTTGACCTTCGTGGCATTGACTGGCCCGAGGTGAGCTCCAGCCGCACGCCTTCCGGCATCCGCGTCAACGCTGACAACTCCATGGCGTGCTCGGCGTATACCGCCTGCATCCGCGTCATATCGGATGCGGTGTCAGCGCTGCCGCTGCACATTTACGAGCGGATGGCCAACGGCGGGAAACAGAAGGCCACGAGCCATCCTGTCTATCGGCTCCTGCACCAGCAGCCAAACCCATGGCAGACGGCTCAGGAGTTTCGGGATTGGATGACCGGCATGTACCTGCATTACGGTGCGAGCTACGCCGAGATTCGCCCAGGTGCTCGAGGTGCTGTGTCTGAGTTGTGGCCGCTGCACAGTTCCCGCATGGAGGCTGAGCGGCTGACTGACGGCACGCTGCGGTATCGCTACCGCGAGCCAAGTGGCCAGCAGACGATCTACAGTCAGGAGCAGATATTCGCCCTGCGATTCACGACCGAGGACGGCATCAAGGCCATCCCTACGTACAAGATTTTCCAGAACGCCATTGGCCTGGCCCAAGCCCTTGAGACACACGGCAGTACGTACTTCGGCAACGGTGCCCGGCCCGGCATCGTGCTGGAGAGCGACAACCCGATTCCAATTGAGGCTGCAGAGCGACTCCGAGAGCAATGGGAGCGGATGCACCGTGGCGCTGACCGTGCTTTCCGCACAGCTGTGCTGCCAAACGGCGTGAAGGCCCACGAGCTCAGCGGCTCAAACGAAGCAGCCCAGATGCTTGAGAGCCGGGCTTTCCAAGTGGTTGAAATCTGCCGGGCGTTTCGCGTGCCGCCCCACATGATCCAGATGCTGGACCGCAGCACGTTCAACAACATCGAAGTACAGGGCACAGAGTTTGTGCAGCATTGCCTGCTGCCGCACCTGAAGCGGTGGGAAGCGGCTATCAGCCGCGACTTGATCGTTGATGACGAGAAGTATTTCGCTGAGCACAGCGTGAGTGGCCTGCTTCGCGGCGACCACGCGAGCCGGTCTGCCTACTACGTTTCCGCCCTGCAGAATGGCTGGATGACGGTGAACGAGATTCGTGAGCTCGAGAACCTCAACCCGATTGGCCCGCAAGGCGATCAGCACTTCATTCAGTTGAACATGACCACGCTGGAGAAGGCGGGCGAGCCACAGCCGCAAGATCCGCAGCCGATGCCGCAGGACACGCCGGGCGAGCCAGCGGACGGCACGCCAGAAGACGATGCCGAAGACACGACTACCGCCCAGGAGGATACGCCCGATGGAACTTGAGCGACGCGACTTCGCCTTTGACGATACGGACGAGCTAATCGTTGAGCAGCGTGCTGACGGCCGGGCCGCCATCATCGGCTATGCCGCTGTCTACAACCGCATGAGCCTTGACCTAGGCGGGTTTAAAGAAGAAATCCTGCCTGGTGCTTTTGACAAGGTGCTGAGCCGCCAGCGTGGCAAGCAGGACGTGGTGGCCCTGTTCAACCATGACAGCAACATTGTGCTCGGTCGCACCTCAAGCGGTACGCTGGAACTATCCAGCGACAGCAAGGGGCTGCGGTATGTGGTCACTCCACCCGTGAGCCGTGCCGACGTGCTTGAGCTCATCGCCCGCAAGGACGTGGCTGGCAGTTCATTCGCGTTCACGGTTGGCAAAGACGGCGAAGCGTTCCGCACTGGCGACGGTGGCCAAGCCATCCGCCAGATCCGCGAGGTGAGCGGGCTGTATGACGTTGGCCCGGTGCTCACGCCTGCGTACCCGTCAACGTCTGCCAGCGTCGCCATGCGTTCCTACGAGGCATGGATTGCATCGCAGTCCGCCGAAGAGACGGCAGTTCGGGCGGTTAGTTCGCGTTCGGCCTTGCGGGGCGTCGCCGCCGCCTGGGCTGCCACCTTAAGGCTGAAGAATGTCTGAGGCCCGCTGCACCTGCGGCGAAAAGTTGCGGTGCCGTTCCTCTCGCCCGTGTGGCGAAGAACGTCAGCAGTATTTGCGTTGCCCGAGGTGCGGCGCTCGTGCTGTCGTGTTTGTAAAAACAACACATTCGGAAGTCCGGTTCTGCAAGAGGCCGACACGCTAGAGGCACAGTGGAATCCATCGGCAATACCGCCGGCGGAGATATACCACGTGGACAACCTCAAGAAACTGCAGGACGAGGCCGTAAACCTCGCCAACCGTATCGACGCCGTGCGTGCGATCGAGAGCACCGATGCCGACAAGATTGCCGAGCGCGATCTTGAGCTCGAGGCGATGAACACCGAGGCCGGCAAGCTGGCCAAGCGGATCGACTTTGAGAAGTCGGTGGCTGAGTCGGCCAAGAATCTCCGCAGCGTGGTTGACCGCTGCACGCCGGCCCCCGAAGTGACCGAAGAGCGTAGCGAGAAGGTCCGAGTTGAGGCGGTGCCGTTCTCGGGCCGGCTCCGTGCGTTCGAGAACGCCCGCGACGCCTACTCGGTGGGCATGTGGCTGAAGGCCAAGTCGGGCGACGCCGACGCGAAGCGGTGGTGCCAGGACCACGGCGTTGAGGCTCGTGCTCAGGGCTCGACCGGCTCAACGACCGGATCTGCATTCGTGCCGGATTCGTTGTCATCGGCCGTGATTCGCTTAGTTGACCAGTACTCCGCGTTTGCGCAAAACGCCACGAACGTGGTGATGCCGAGCGACGTGCTGCTGTTCCCGCGACGGACGGCCGGTGCGACCGCGTACTGGATCAATGAGAACGCTGCCATCACTGCCAGCGACCCAACTTCCAATCTGGTGACTCTGACTGCGAAGAAGGTCACGGGCGCGGTGACGATTGCGAGCGAGCTCCTGCAGGACTCGATCGTGTCGATCGCAGACTGGATCGCTGCTGAGCTGGCTTTGACGCTCTCCAACGCCGTGGAAGAGGCTGCGTGGAGCGGCAACCCGAGCAACGCTCCAGCGGTTGCCGGGCTCGTCACGACCTACACGGGTGGCCTGCTGGCGGCGTCTGCTGCCACCTACGCCGCCTCGCTCGTGACGGCTGCCGGTGACACGCCTGACGAAGTGACCAAGGCCAACTTGCTGGCCATGATGGCCAGGGTTCCGCAGCATTCGAGGGCGGGGAGCAAGTGGTTCTGCAGTCCCTTCTTCTTCTCGACCTGCATGCAGAACCTTGACCTGGCCCAGGGCGGCTCGGTTGGTCTGGCTGCCGGCATGGGCCCGACCTTCCTGGGTTCGCCAGTGGTTCTCACTGACCGGCTCCCGAGCGGTGCGGACTCGACGGGTGCTGTCATGGCTCTGTATGGCAACATGGCCAACAGTTCCTACTACGGCATCCGCCAGGCCATCGAGATCGCCAGCAGCGATCAGGTGAACTTCCT